CATTAGTACAACTAGCTAGCATACAAAACAAAAATAATTTTGAACAGACATTAAATGTTCCAGACATCAAGAGGTTACACAAGATTATAGGTTGTATAGATCAACAAGACAATATCAATTTGAGCGTTGACATAAACAGCATAAGCTACAAATCACCATCCACTAGATTCAAGTTTTATCTTCTAGACGATGGTATATTGTCCACTCCCGCGATTAGTGTTGAGAAGATCAACAATATCACTTTCGATACTTCATTCAGTGTGGATCACGACAAACTGACAGATTTGATAAAAGGTAGTACATATGCTAACGAGTCTGAAAAGCTATACATATACACTGATGAGAATAATCATGTGTATGGTGAGCTGACCGACAAAGAAAAACCTAATATGGATAGTTTTAGTATAAAGCTATGTGATGATGCAGCAACCCCTATTCAACCCATCGCGTTTAATTTTGAAAACATTCGGATCGTGAGTAGTACAAGAGTAGATAAAGTTAAATTCAACATAAACACACAGCTCAGTGTAGCGAAAGTGGATCTGGAACAGAACAATTGCCATATATCATACATCATCTCCGGTTTAATAAAATGAAATCTAAAAACAACATTTACACACCTAGCTACTTCATGAAAAGAATGAAAGACAGTGGCTATGGTATATGGAAAATATTTGACAAGTACGGGCCACATGACAGCCGGTACTGGACCATGATGATCGACCCGGGTGGTTTTTCAGTTTGGATCACATGTTACTTCAACAAAGAGGAACTCAACGACGTGTATTTTGAGCTTGATGATGGTGGTATCAGAATACCTAAAAAACTTTTGATAAAGACTAAAAGTATAGAAACAATCATTTCAAATTTAATTTCGTTTGGTATTGACAATAACGCTCCATTTGATTCTTCGTTAATAACCATAAATATGGTTGATGGTACAGGAGAACAAACCGATAAAACCTCGAAAGACTCGAAAGAAACCTCCGGTCAAAGATACAGATGCGACGCCGGAGGAGGATGACCTGGATCCTGCTTTAGAAACTGCACTGACATCTTTTCTAAAACAACATGTCACGGAAAAAAACAAAAGTATCAAAGACTTGAAATCGTTGGAGACATTGCTCAATCAATATTTGAACAGTTTCATATTGTTAGGCTATTCACAAGACACTAAAGAAATGATAACTTTAGTCAGCGCCAAAACAGAACAATCAGCAGACTCGCTGAGCACCGCGTTGAATAAATTCTTGGTAAGAAATGCCAAGACACCACCATACACTGGAATTTAAATGAAAAAACAAAATATAGCCATATTCGGTTCAGGTTATGTAGGCAATTATTTGCTAGATGGTATAACTGACCATAGTGTAAAAATATACAACAAGCAAGATCATGCGTATGATCATGCACCTACATTGCTGGGCATACTAAAACAAGACAATCCTGATTATGTGATCAATGCATGTGGATACACCGGCCGGCCCAATGTAGATGCATGTGAGACGGATCGAGAGAAATGCTGGGACTTGAATGTAAATCTACCTGTGACTATTTCAGCCATGTGCGAGACGCTTGATATACCCTTCATACACGTTAGTAGCGGGTGTATATACACCGGATACGATAAAGAGTATACAGAAACAGACGCACCTAATTTTGGGTTAGATTCTGATGATAGTAGCTGGTACAGCAAAACCAAGCATGCCGGAGAAATCGCACTGAAAAATCAAAACAATTACATTTTGAGAGTCAGAATGCCATTTTGTGGAGACAATCACGAGAGAAATTTCTTCAACAAAATTTTGAAATATGACAATCTGATAAGTTATGACAACTCCATGACATGTATTGAAGATTTTGTCATATTCATTCAAAAATTTATAGAGAATTTAGAGACTAGAACCGGAAAATTCAAAGCTCAACCTGGGATTTTTAATGTATGCAACCCTGGGTCAGCCGATTTGAAAAAAATAACAGCAATTTTCGAAAAAAACGGCATCGCCAACCCGGATTGGTCATTTGTACCTATAGAAAATTTAGATTTAGCTGCAAACCGATCCAACTGCGTGCTCAATTGTGCCAAAATCGAACAACTAGGGCTAGGTCTACCACATATAGATGACAGTTTAGAGGATCGAATAGCATATATGTGCAAAAAATTCTTGTTCAAGACCGGTTTGACCAATCCTAGGCTAGGTGTACAGGTGAAATAACGTGTGATGAGACCTGGAGACATATATGCCTGTACTAAAGGTACATATATTGGCTCGAATTTAGTCTTTATGGAAAGTCATGATGATGAGTGCGGTTTTTTGAACCTTCCAGACATGGTCAACATGAAAATATCAACAGCTGATGTAAAATCCGGACTAGATTCTGGTGTTTTAGAGTTGCTAGAATCGTTACCAGACGATATAATACATATTTGTGAGAAACAATATGAAAAAAACTCTAATTCTCGACAGTAACAACTTACTTTACCGGATATTTTTTATGAACCGTGCACGAGGTACGGACGTCAATACTTTATTAGTATTTTTGAGATGTGTCCGGGCATATGTTGACATGTTAGATGGTGTTGATGATATAATAGCGGTATGGGACAGCAAGCTCGATAGAAAAACAAAAAATTTCCGCAAATTAGCCACCGATACTGATTACAAAGGCACCAGAGACAACAAATCTCTAGCGGAAGCGCATGTGATGGACGAGCAGATACAACAAGCAGTTGAATCATTAGGTGGTATCAACATGTTCCCTGTTGTTATGGAAGCAGATGATGTTATAGCGTGGTTAACTCACAATATAAAAGATAGCTCATGCACAGTGGTGACTGTTGATCAGGATATGTATCAGCTTGTAAATGAAAACGTAAGTGTGTACAGCCCCATAAAAAAAATAACCGTGAATAATCACAATTTTAATGATGTGGTGGGTGTGGATATTGATAATTTTCTATCATACAAAGCGCTAGTTGGAGACAAATCAGACAACATACCAGGTCTACCACGCGTGGGTAAGAAAACTGCATTAAAATACATCGAATCTGGGGTGCAAGAGTCATTAGATAATTTAGACACCTCAGCCAAAGAGATTTATGACAGAAACATAATGTTAATGGATCTATCATACGGATACACTCACCATTCCGGTGAAACAGACTCATATCAGGAGCAATTCACTAAAAACAAAAGTTCGACCCCGGATAAAGATAAATTGAAACAGATATGCGTGCACAATGCTATATACAACCTAGCTAATGACATTGACAACTGGTTCAGTATATTTGAAACATCAAATAGTTCGACACATAACGTGATAAATCTAATAGAATCGCTAAATATAGGTAAATGAACAATAAAATAAAATATGTAGACAAGGTTGAACCAGTTATTATTGCATCTCCGTACGATGGTCAGCCAGTAAAACCTAAACTACAAACTAAGGTGATGAACGGTCTACAGATAACCGAAGCTCATTGGTATTGCCCGTCAACCGGACGGTTCATTCGCAAAGGTACTGTAGAGATAAAAGAAATTAAAAAATAATTGTATTTGACTTACAACCGTTTATATTTTACAATAATTCATGGTGACATTACCAGATGAATATGTAATTACAAAATTTTGCCAATATAGTGGTTACCCGAAACATAACAAACGAGCCAATACTTGGGCTGGTGGATGCCCTATATGTAGAGAAGGTTCAAGTTGGGGCAAGAAACGAAGATTATATTACAAATTAGATAAAAACTATATATTTTGTTTCAACTGTGGGTGGAAAGGCTCCACTTTAGACTTTGTGAAGCATGTTACCGGGTTAACCTTTCAAGAGATAGTGGCGGAGTCGTCTAATTTTGACACAAACAACATCACCGAAATCACGACCAATAAACAACCGGTAAAACAAACCACGGTGCCGTCACTACCACATGACAGTATAAATTTACTAGACTCATCACAAGTGGAGTGGTGGTTGAGCAGCAATGATGATCAATCATCTAAAAAGGTCGTGAAAGATGCGCTAGATTTTATCCACAACCGGTTGATTGATTCCGCGATCAACAGACCAGACACCATATGGTTGAGCTTGACTGATTTTACACATAAAAATAGAATCGTACTACCATTTTACTCAACTTCAAATAAAATATTATTCTATCAGTCGCGAGCCATATACAATGAACCGGATCGTCCTAACTATCTGAGCAAGAGCAACAATGAAAAATCTATATTCAACATAAACAACATAGATTCAAAACTGGACAGCATGTTTTTGTTCGAAGGACCTATAGACAGTTGTTTTGTCAAGAATGGAGTCGCAGTTGCTGGTATCACAAATGGTCATTCAGAGGATCTAAACACCACTCAACGCAAACAACTTGATGATTTTCGATTATATCAAAAGATATGGGTGTTGGATTCTCAGTGGTTGGATGACACTAGTCTCAACAAGACAAAATTGTTGATTGAAAATGGTAACAAAGTGTTCATCTGGCCGGAGAATATAGGTCGAAAATATAAAGATTTGAATGAACTATGCATGGCGATCAACAAACCGGGTATAGGGTATAAATTTATTGAAAAGCACAGCCATGATTCTCTCAAAGCCGGTGTATTGCTACAAAATATTAAGACTAATCGTTAGATATTAAATAACTCTTGAGACTCTCTGACAGACTTCTGAGATCTTGAGCGATCCTTCCAATTTTCTTGGTCTCACTCCGAGAAATTTCATCAAATATAGTGTCACATGGTGCAGTGTTTATTTGAGAATTCAAAGACTCGGGCCCTAACCCGTTCAAATAATCTATAAAGCTTTCAACTTCTGTCACCCAACCTTGTATCTGTTCCGCGTATTGAGCGTTCTGTTGTTTCTGTAACTCAGAAGCTGGATTTTCACCAGGAGCTCCAACGTTACCAGCCGGTACATCATCTACATCTAACATCGCCGGATCTGTACCAGGGTCAAGTGCCCCGGCTGCCGCTTCCGCGTCAGTCATTTCTGTTTCATCCTGTTCTGTAACTAAAACTTGTAAAAATCGCTCGGTAAATGTCTTCATATCGATAATTATTTATACCAGAGCATAAATATAATCGATGGATAACCAAGAAAAACCCGAAAAACCACCACCTGGAGTGCTGTTTGAAGATCTCGTACAATATGCAAATCAATACACCGGAGGGGCCCATCCCACTGGTAGGGATGTTGGAAGCAAGAAATTGACAGTGTTGGATCTGTTGAGAATGGGCAACGATCAAGACGACCAAGCACCTAAAATGTTACCACATCAAATGAGCTCTTTCATAGACAATTTAGGTGATGTGTATATCAAGTTACTGGAACTGCAACAACAAGTCGCCAGCGCGTACAATTCAAATATAACTAAAGACACTGTAAAAATTAAACAACGGCTAGTGAATGTTAACAAAAACTTGGAAAAACAAAAAAAATTAGTCAAAGAATGTGGAAAGTTAATTGACAAGTTGAGTCATTGATGGTATAATATAAATACCACCGTGTTACAAATAATCAAATCATTGTCAATATTATGTATAGTATCTTTATTAGTAGCCACTATATGCAATCACTTTTTTGCTCTAAGTTTTCAAGGGGTATTCATCCTCTGCGCAGTGGTTCAACTGGCGCTAGGGTGGTTTTTTAACACATATATTCAGTACAAGTCCACCTCACAATGGACACAACAACAAACAGAGCTCATAACACAGCTAGAGCAAGAAGCCACCATGGCTCCATGCGCGTACTGCGGAACCGAAAATCTGATACCGGTCAGCCCCACACAAGACAATGATTTTGAGTGTGTGAATTGTGGAGAACATAACGCGGTGTATGTAAACATCACAGTGGCTCAAAAAACAGTACCATTGGATGTAGAACCATACAGTGTTTCGAATCATAACACCTCACTGGGTAATCAATCTTCAACTAAGCAAGCCGATAAAGAGTAACATGACCCCGGACAATACAAACCTCCCTAGTAATTTCAATCCATCCCGGAAAATAACCGAGCCTGTGACTATACAAGACATACAGAAAATAAACAACGATTTTTGGAACACACAAAGCGTGGATCTACACAGATGTTACACACATGGACATGTGTATGCGAACAATAGTAACAAAAAATCTTCGATAAATTTGATACAAGACATGTTCAGTTTGTTGAGAGGTAAATACGCAGAAGACAACGACCATTCAGAGCAAATAAATATAATATTTGACAATATAAAAAATAATCTAGAGTTAGTAGAAGGATTAACTGATGATGTTGACAAAAATTGTATATTATCTATAATACAAGGATACACTTTAGGGTGTTTAAAGAAATATGAAAAATAAAAAATATGGAGATACATTTATAACGAAAAAAGGTGAAACTATTGTGATGGACCAAGAGGAACTCGCCCGGTGGTGCTGTTTAGTTGAAGCGGTTGATATAATCGACAAAAAAGGTTCTCAGATTGGGTTGGACATGGCCAAAAACAACTGGGTGAAGCCTATAGCTATTCAAAAATATATAGACGAAAGATATGACACGATGATAGAAGAATTACAAAAGGATAGAGACAACTACCCACTCACTACATAATCATGTTATATATTGTAGGTACAGAAATTGACACCAAAGTTAAAAACACCCCAAACGTGTCATTAGTCAACAAGAATTTATCACCCATAAGACAGATACGATGGTTACCACCCGGTCATGTGTGGGAACTAGGTACTATCCGACCCACTAAAGATGCTGATACAGTAGATTATCATTTCTACTCAAAAACGAAACACGAGAGGTATGTTGTAACATTTAAAGACTGTTCTTCTGCAGATCAAGCGATAGCTGCAGCTCGTGGAGACAAGATCGTGGATGATGAAGCCGGAAAAAATATTGATTATGATGAAAAAATGAGCTACCTAAAAGACAAGGGCAAGCACATCTAATAATAGTCCCCGTACACCGCATCACCACCTCCATAATCACCATAATCGTAAATATCATTTGATGTTATTGTTGACCACGTGTCATCATTTTCCATGTAAGGGTCATATATCGCGTCTTCATCAACTTGTTTACTACCACCCTCTGGACGAACATTACCCTCAAAACTATAATCAAAGCGTTTAGCTTTGATCAACCAGATATAGTGACCCATCAATGGATTAATTTTTTGAATATCTTGATCCAACCGTTCTGTTATTTCATAGACACTACCACTTCTGGGAAACACTCGATCATTACCATATTCTTCTAGTCTGAATATGTCCCCAGCTTTAGGTTCAATCACACCTTGTTTTGCATCACCTGTACCTCCCATGGCTGAGTAAAAATTGTCAATATGTATATAGGCAGTGACTTCATCATCGCTAGTTATACCGAATTGAGACAATGTGAGTGCATTCTCATTCAACTCGATATACATGATCATGCATGTTTCTGTACCGAATGTCTGATCAGAATCCTCTCCATATAACGGGTCATAATTTTGTAAATCTTCAGTGGCTGATTGATACAACACCTCCGTACCGAACATGTTTATCTGTTCTTTGTACCATTTACTATAGTTCTGCCGCTCGTTGATATTTTTTGATTTATTTACAACTCTCAGACCATCATTAAACTTGAACACATTGTCCAGAGGCACCACCCCGGAACCTATGTCTATACAATCCGGTTTTTTAGTGACAAACGGTTCCGGGCAATATTCATCAGGATAATTACTCATTTTTCTATCACAAAATTGTTAATTGAATCATCCCAGTAAAGCTTGATACCAGTTTTACCTAAAAATTTAGGTTCAGTTTTAGTTAAATTTTGCAGATTATATTTTGGTATCATGTATTGTAAATCAGCATCATTCACAATCTCTTTGCCTCTGGGTTTGTTCCGTAAAATTTCTACTTTACTATTTAACGATGTATCCACCCGATCTCTTGCGGGTATCAAGTTCTGATGTAAACGCTGCGACCCAGTGTAACCACGTTGCTGCCGGGTGGTGGGTGTACCAACAACTTGCTTGGCAGTGTTGAAATACGTTTCAAATAGACGATCGAACCTCATGTATATATTTAGTGTAAACTCTCCCATCCGTCAGCTTCTAGGTCTGCTAAATCCATATTTATTTGCTCCCCCATACCAAACACCACCGGGACAGTGTCTATAGTCTTCCCAGTTTTTTGATTTTGATACAGACTCAATGGATTCACAAACTCTTTGACACCATAATCTAACTCACGTAATTTTAATGGTTTTTCGTTATCATCATACTGTTCCACTTCAAAATATTTATCAACAACGCTAGTCTCTAGTACTATCAACGACCATATCAAGCTCATCACTCGGTCATCGAAATAATTACCTGTCCTAGCTTTCCAAGTACCATTAGGGTATCTAACAAAATTTTTCAATTCATGTACCAACGATTTGTCAAATATGTTAATACATTTGAGCTGAGTCAACCAGTACCGCATGTTCACAACACCCTTGTATTTGGTGTTAGTATGCGCAATCACACCAAGTCGCTCTGCAGTTCGTCCTTTGACTGTGGGTGAAAAACTAACAATGTTTCGATAACCAAATTCATTTGCTAGATTGTCCACAACTTGAGCACCACAATTGTTTCGTTCTATCGCGGCTAGTGGAGATCCCCAGTGTTGTAAAATTTCATACACTTTTTTAGTGAATTGATAGGGACTTATGTTGTTGTTATGATAAACTGCCACTTGTTTGATGTTGCTCAGGTGTGTTATGTCTAATATTTGTATACAACTGGCATCTAACCCCACACCTTCACTCACATCCACACCAACCACGTATATATTGTCAGGATCCGGCTCTTCCCAAAGTAGATACTTACCGTCATCAAAAATAAACTCTGGATCATGGCATGTATTCTTCATGGTCTCGTACAATTGATCGTCTATGGTACTCTCCCCGGTCTGTAAGAATTGACATCCAAATTCTTGATCAAATGCTTCTTGGCTTCCCATGTTTCTAACCTGTTCAGCCTTCCACTCGTCATCTCTACCAGGAACTTCCCACCAATCTATCCTCGCATGTGACCAGCCGTTGGTGTTGTTTGTCGCACCTGTGTACAGTTTATGAAATAAATTCTCTGTACCATTAGGGGTGCTGCTGATGAAAATTTTACTCTTTTTGAAACTACTGATGATGGGGTACACACTCTTCCAAAATTCTTCAACTAGATGATTGTCAATGAACGCAAGCTCATCAAGAATCAAAACATTACAACTCTGCCCTCGAGCAGCAGTACCGGTGGTGGTGCTGATACCAATTGTTGTACCGTTACCCAGCGTCATGCTGGTCTTGCCATATTCTGTCACACCAGGTTTCAACCAGTTCGGAAGCTCTTCATATGCCATACGTACACGTTTGAATATTTCTATAGCGGTACCCTCTTTGTTGGCCACAATCAACACACGTTGGTCGTCATTGAAACAAGCGTTCCACAAAGCATACACTGTCATGAGTGTGGTCTTACCCACCTGTCTACTGGCTAACAATATGAAGAACCTATCATCACGCATCTTGCGGATCACCTTTTTTTGATAGCTGTGCAGCTTTATGGGATGTCTCCCTTTTTCGCTTATGATGTAAAAGAAATTCTCCGCGAAGTGTAATATATTCTTCTTACTCTTCTTGAGATCAGACATCATCTTCGGTGTCCACTCGAATTCCGCATCCGGAGTGGGTAAGTTTTGATTGCCTAGGTAGTATTGCCCTCGTTTGACATCGGTCATAGCCAATATTTACAACCCAGACTAAATATTTAAAGGATTAGTTAGATGGGTAAGAAAACGGTAGCGTGGTTTTATAAACAGTTGAAAAACTCTATGGTGGGGTATGAAGTGAATGGAAATCCCATGCAGAGAAAATTTACATTATATAATATAGCCAACACTCTGTATAAAAAGTATAATAAACAGAGAAAAAAACCGGGTGAACAATAAATAACAATATGACACGTGTAAACACTTTGAACGAAATCGCTGACATATACAGCGGTCAGTTGTTAAATGAAAATGAACAAGTTGGTAAAACACCCAACAAAGGAGAACTAGAAGATGAAAAGAAAGCTTCAAAATCTCCAACCAAAGACACCGGCCCGGAAGCTGCTGAAAATTACGACTCTAAAGTCAACGAAGCTGGTGCTGCCGGTAAAAGAGATGAAAAAAATCATTATTCCACCGGGAAAAGTGCAAATGAAAGTATAAATACTACCGACATGAGCAAGAAAAAATCGATTTTTGATAAACTTTACGAAGATGTTCTCGGCGGAGACGACGATGAACTGGACATGGGAATGGATCTCGGAGATGATGAATCTGATGAGTTTGGTGATGAAGAAGGTGGCGATGAAGTCACAGTCTCAATGCCTAGAGATGTGGCGCAGCAATTAGTTGACATGCTACAAGCAGAACTCGGAGATGAAGACATCGAAGACATCGAAGATACAGAAGATGACATGGAAGATTACGGTGATGATGATTCTGATTCCGGAATGTTTCAAGAAGGTCCAGACGTACAACATCTTGGAGATGCCGGACCTAAAGGATCTGACCTAGACAAAGGAAACCTCAAAGGTAAGAACAACAAAGTGCCTGGATCCGGACCTGCTCATAAGTCTGGTGGAGGTGGCTCCGGTAATGGC